GTATGGTGTTTCGCTCATATTAATATTTATAGAATGGATTTAGTGGGTTGGGTTTACTGATTTTATTATCGCTTGAGGCATTCCTTATGAATTCCACATAGTATTCTTTAGCGCACTTTAGTGCCTCGTCTCGTTCAAGCTCTGCTCTAGCTGCCATATCAATAGCGCATTTCCACTTGTTCTCCCAACCTACAATAGTACCTCTTAATCTCGCATTCGTCTCCTTCAAAACTTTTTTGTATGCCTTTGATTTTTGTGCATCCTTCCTAGCCTCGTCCCGCTCGCGTTCCAGTTTGCGAGCAAATTCGACTTCCATATCCCAATCAATATCAATTCGGAAAAAGAAAGCATCCGTCTCTGGTGTAGGTTGCTCACTCATTTTTCATCCTCCAATGCTTCTCTGGCAATAGTTCCCATGTTTTCTCGGTCTGCGTAAATATCTGTGCCGTCAATAAATAAATCCTCGATCTTCATCAACGCCTCCCGCGCCTCGTCGCGCTCTTGGCAGAATCGTTCTGCCCTGCATTCGGCTTGAGCAATCTGTGACAAAGCATCGTCACGTTCTAACACCAGTTGCTTGGCATCCTCTCGCAACTTGTAAACCTCAGTTGGTGTCCAGTCAGCACCTTCACAACCGCACTCGTTTGCGCTAGTGGCATAGCAAGTGCAACCCTGACCCTCGTAGTAATCTGCTGTTATAATTTCGTTCATAATATTTATAAAATGGGGTGTGAGGTTTTATGTAGTTGCCTCACAGGGTCAAATGATAACCAGCACACATAGTTGCCGCTACAATCCCTTAAAATTAGTCAGCGTTTTTTCGGATGCGCTGCCCCCGTTGTCCCCTGCTGATCGGGAGTTCCCAACCTAGCGAGGAAAGTGTTAGTTAAAACGGAATGTCATCTCCATCCGAATCCTTGGCCCGTGCTGGAGCAGATTTGGCCTTTGCAGGGGTTTTGGTTGCGCCTTGATCCTTTGGCTTGACTGACAGGCTAAAGAACTTCTTACCATCTTTCTTGGACTCCTTGATCCACCCGTTGAGCCAGTAGTCAGTTCCCTCAATGTTGATGGATCCGTTGTAGTCTGGATGAGTGTCCAGTTCCTTGCGGTCATTTTTGAAGAGTGATCCGCGATTAGTGTTATCGTATTCTGCCATATTATTGTTATAGTTAGTTTATATTATTGCATCGTTTTTGTGGTGTGATGCCACCAAGTCTGCATTTGTTTGCAGAAAGTGTAATGTTATGCTAGTCGCTCCAGCAATCGTAGCTGCCTTCGTAGACATATCCATTTTCGTCTTTCGTTTCATTGAACGTGAACGATTGACCAAACATATCATGAGAACCGCAGAGGGACTCAATGATTTCTTTGGATAGATAGGACTTGGAAGTGATGCGGAACTTACCCCAGTCCCGTGTGCCTCGATCATTGCGAGACTTGTCTGCCTCGATTGTGATTACGTTTAGTGTTTTCATGTGGATCAAATAATAAACCCCTTACGAGTGAAGAATTTTCCAATCGGGGAACTCCACTCGTCGGAAAGAGAGCAACGAATGTGAGTCTCAAAATCGTTTCCTTCGCTCTCTGCGGTCTGGCGATTGCATTCGATGTAATTCCAGACCTCAATTTTGCCAAGTCCAGTTTGGAACCACTTGCTTTTTTGAGAATCACTTGCTTTCAAATCTTGATCATAAATAGCGTTCAAGATTTCGAGTTGGGTTTTTTTTGCTTTCATTTGATGTTGTGTATTTATTGGACTGACGGCACTACATCTAGGGTTAAAATTGAAATTCGTCAACAGAATTTTCGTCGATGTGTGAAAAATATTTATCGTAGATTTCTATTGCCAGATTGTATTTTTCCTGAGCGTCCGCAAACCTAGATTTGGTGCGGCTCTGCCAGATTGCTGTTGCAGTATCGAGCAGAAAGCAAGCCTCGTCGAAGTGGTGATCAGTGTTCATCTATTTGTTCAAATCTAGAAATATCTCCGCGCATTTTTACAGGAACGAACACGTCACGTTGACCACGCCGATTCTTGTCTACGCGTACACGCGAAGTTGATTGGGTTTCTGTTTTCTTCTTGAAGGATGACGCTTCTTTTTTCTTTTCGTCAGGGTGCGATATGATGACCAAAAAATCAGTGTGGTGACCGATTGCGCGGGACTCGCGTACTGCACCTTCGTCGTTGAGTTGACTCGCAGTCATCACCACGGATTTTGTTTTGAGTGCAGTTAACTTCAACCTGCGTGATAGTTCACTCACTGCCTGTTCTCGGTTGTCTGCGGTTGGCATGGTCACGATCTGTAAGTAGTCAACCACGATGAGGTCTGCCTTGCCAAGTGATGCAAGACGGGATGCCTCTGCGACGATTTCTCCCACCTCGGAAAGATCATCTCGGATCGTGAGGTTCATCTGCATGAGTTGAGTTATTGCGCTTGAGATATCCTTAGCTGATGCAACACCTCTCCACTCTGTTACCCCCTCCATCTCGCGAAGTGGCAGTATTGTTTTCCCAAGCAGGTTGGAAGCGATACGTTGCAAGATTGCCTTTGCTGGCATCTCAAGGGAAAAGATGGTAACTGATTTACCATTTAGCAGTGCCTGAAGTGCTGCCTGATAAAGCAGGATGGATTTACCTCCGCTTGTCTGCGCTCCTACCACTAGCATCTCACCACGTCTTGCACCTCCACCCAGCAGTTTGTCCAGCTTGGGAATTCCAGTTGGAAAATTCTCAAGCGGGGTCTTGTCCTCCAGATCATCCATAAAGTCGCTCAGATGGGCCTTCACGTCCTTGCATTGGCTCTCTGGTGCGATTGCATTAGCGAAGGACTCCGCAAGGCTAGAGAGGTCTGCTTTCATAGCGCAAATATCGTCATGGTTATCCTCCCAAGTCCTGATGGCATCACGATACCCTTTTGCTTTGATGAGTTGTGCGCGGTAGTCCGCTGCGGTTTCCACGCACATAGCACCGGGGGACAAAAAGATTGTCTGGAGTACATCCATAACTCCTTCCTTCCCTCCACAAGCGGATAGCTTGCCTGTTGTCTCAAGATCACTCAATGCACCTAGTGCGTTTGTGCTTCCAGTCCGTTGGTAGACTCGCTCCAGTGCCGTGTATATGAGTTTGTGTTGTGATAACGCAAACAAGTCTTCTGACCATGCGAGGTGCGGTAGAACCTCTGGGTCGATTGCGATAAGCGATAGTGCCGCTTTTTCAGCGGTGATTGCGATTGGTGTGTTTTTCATTTGTTTATTTTTTGTATGTCTCACTGATGATCATTGGAGTTGTTGCCTTCCAGTTTATCGAGTGGTGAATTCTCTTGTGGTTTGCATTCATCATCGATGCTTTGACGCACGATGGGTTATACATCACGGAGAAAAATGATTTGATATAAGTTCCGTTGTCTTTGTAAAGATCCGTTAATCCTTTTTTTGCCTGTTGAGTGTCACGTTGCCCCATTGCTATGACTGGGATTGTCAGGAATAGTTCACCCCTTGTACCAAGATTAACGTACGTTGTTACGTCCTCGTTCATGCGTCCCATAAACTGGAATCTTCTTTCAGTGCTACACAGAAACGTGTTCATGGCTTTTCGTTTTGAGAATCTGTACGAATCCTTTCCGTTATCGATTCCACCGATAAAGTCTCCAGTCTGTGCGAAAGCAATGGATTTTGCTGTTGTTGATTCATAGAAATCCACCATCAACTTGAATAGTCTGTCTAGATTTTTGGAGACAACTTTTCCTTTTGTGTCAGGGAAAGCGTAGTAAAAATCGTAGTAATCATCGCACATGATAAAGAAGTGTTTGATGTTCCGTTCACCTGCTAAGTCGAAGATTGTATTTGCAGCAAACAAAGTGCTTCTCAAGTCACCAGAGTTATCTCCAGAATCCATTAAAGTTGAAGCGTGTTGTTTGTCAAAAACGATCAGTTCATCTCCGTACTTTGACTTATATCCCTCCAGTGTTGAGTCTAGGTCATCTGCAACTAGGAATATTTTCC